GTGATTTTGACAGTTGAGAATTTGAGTGATTTTGTTTATAATATGAGCAGGCAAAATGAGGAAAAGACTACAAAAAGGAGATCAGAGAACGTTATGAGCAAAAAACCAACCGTATTGATGATTCTGGATGGATATGGATTGAACGATAAATGTGAGGCAAATGCTGTGTGCGAAGGCAAGACACCGATTATGGATCAGCTGATGTCTCAGTGCCCGTTTGTAAAAGGAGCTGCCAGCGGAATGGCGGTGGGACTTCCAGAGGGACAGATGGGAAACTCTGAGGTAGGTCATTTGAATATGGGAGCTGGCCGTATTGTATATCAGGAGCTCACTCGGATTACCAAAGAAATTCAGGATGGGGATTTCTATAAAAATGAAGCGCTTCTTGTAGCCGTGAAGAATGCAAAAGAGCGTAATTCTGCGATTCATTTCATGGGTCTTCTCTCAGATGGCGGTGTCCACAGTCATAATACCCATTTGTATGCTCTGCTGGAATTGGCGAAGAGAGAAGGACTGACCAAGGTTTATGTGCACTGTTTCCTAGATGGCCGGGATACGCCTCCTGCTTCAGGAAAAGGGTATATCGAGGAACTACAGGCAAAGATAAAGGAGATCGGAGTAGGCGAAATTGGAGTAGTGTCTGGGCGTTACTACGCGATGGACCGTGATAACCGCTGGGACCGCGTAGAGATGGCCTATAGAGCGCTGACGAAGGGAGAAGGGGTCTTAGGAAGCGACGCGGCAGAGGCGGTTCAGGCATCCTATGACGATGAGAAGACGGATGAGTTTGTGCTTCCCACAGTTATTGAAAAACATGGAAAGCCTGTGACTGTGATTCAGGATGGTGACTCTGTAGTGTTCTTTAACTTCCGTCCAGACCGTGCCCGAGAGATCACGAGAGCATTCTGTGCAGATGAATTTGACGGATTTGAGAGAGAAAAGAGGCTGGATTTGACCTATGTTTGCTTCACGGAGTACGATGAGACGATACCAAATAAAATAGTAGCGTTTCATAAGGTAGCTATCACCAATACTTTTGGAGAATTTTTGGCAGCTCATAATCTGAAACAGGCAAGAATTGCTGAGACTGAGAAGTATGCTCACGTTACGTTTTTCTTCAATGGAGGAGTAGAAGAACCCAATGAAGGGGAAGAACGTATTTTGGTGAAATCTCCCAAGGTGGCTACTTACGATTTAAAGCCAGAGATGAGTGCTTATGAGGTTTGTGACAAGCTAGTGGAGGCAATTCGCTCTCAGAAATATGATGTGATTATTATCAACTTTGCAAACCCAGACATGGTGGGACACACTGGAGTGGAAGCAGCGGCGATCAAAGCAATTGAAGCTGTCGATGAATGCGTCGGCAGAACAGTAGAGGCGATCAAGGAAGTGAATGGACAGATGTTCATCTGTGCAGACCATGGAAATGCAGAACAGCTGATTGATTATGAGACAGGAGAGCCTTTTACTGCTCATACGACGAATCCAGTGCCGTTTATTCTGGTAAATGCGGATCCTTCTTATACCTTGCGCGAGGGTGGATGCTTGGCTGACATCGCACCGACTCTCATCGAATTGATGGGACTGGAACAGCCAAAGGAGATGACAGGAAGATCTCTGTTGATAAGAAAATAGAAAAATGGATGTGTAATGCCGCTTGTCGGACTTATCGCGGAACAAAGTGGGCAAGCCCACTTCCACTTCCCAATCTCCTCAATCTTTGAGGGGTGCGTCCCACTTTGCGCGCCGCCACAACACCGCAAAGTGGGACGCACATCTATAACGGAAAGTTTGTGTAATAGGAAAGACCTTGTCACGCATTAGCGTGACAAGGTCTTTCCTATTACACAAAAAATAAGAGTCATTCGATGAATCCTTCGAATGACTCTTATTAATGTTGTTCTTGAATGTCCATTGGACGATACCTACACTTTCTCAAAATCTTTTGATTCAATTACGTTTCTGGTGGTCTGTACCTCTCTTTCTTTAGATTATGAGATAAATCGTTATGTTTTCGGTGGTCTCTCCTCCTTGTTTTTTATTTATTTGTTGAAATGAGTATAGCAAATAATTTTGGTCTTGTCAATAAATAATTATAAAATAACTATAAGAAAATAATAAAAACTGTTTTGTTAGATAAAAATAATAAATTATCTGAAATAAATATAAAATATGTGAAGTAACATGAAAAGATAAAATAGAGGTTAGTTTTGGTGAGCTTGAGAAAATGTTAAAAAAATATTAATTTCTATATACTTTAAAAAAAGCTTTTAATTACAAGGAAAACGGCGCAAACCCTTGATTTTACGCCATTTTCTTGTCTTGTATTGTCTCGAATATTTGTTCTTTTTGAATTGATTTTGAGGTTCCATTTTCGACGCATTTTAGACACGGAATTTTCTCGATTTCTTTTCGGAGATCTTCTAGTGCCCTATGTCCGTATACTTCATTTGTGACATCCATAAATTTGTGTCCCAACATTCTTTTTCGGTCATTTTCTTTTACCTCGTATTTTTCGCAAAGGGCTGAGAAAGTGTGCCGACAGTCATGCGGTGTATGTTCTCCGATTCCGAGAGATTTGATGTAGGTCCTCATAGACTCTCGGAATTTGACATCAGATAAAGGCATTATTTCACCATATTTCCTTATTCGTTTTTTGACAATCGGGTAAATAGCCGAGTGGATAGGGACGATTCGATCTTTACTTGTCCTTGTTTTCAAGCCACCCGAAAAGAAACATTTTTTTAGATCAGTTTTTATAACTTTCAATTCTCCGATACGATACCCTGTATAACACATAATTAGGAGTACTTGGGCAATATCATTGTCTTCATGATTCCACAGTCGTTCTATATCTCGGATACTAAACGGAACCCCGTGCTCATCATCGTCTGGAATATTGATGCGCAGCAGCTCTGTAGGATTTTTTTCTACAAAGTTTTGAGCCAAAGCATATTTAAACATCTGCTTAAGAAGGGATACTATCAGTTCCAGGCTGGCGTGCTTAAGCGCAGAACCGTCTACAATGCGTTGTAATTGCTCATAGGTGATATTCTTTACCTTCTCCCCATGAATGGCTTCACAGTTCTTGTACGCAGCCCTGGTGGACCTTTTGGATTGATCAGAATATTGTTTCTTCCCATCATATTTCCATGTATAGTATTTTTCGTATAATTGAGTAAAAGTCATGTCACCCTTATTTTCTTGGACCGGACGTACTGCTATAGTGTAATCTGCAAGGATTCGTTTAGTAAACCCATGTAAGTCCCCATCATCCATGGCACGCATGATTTCCAGCTCTTTTTCTAGCCCTGGTTTATAAGTACCAGCCTTGTAAGCCATCAGAACCGAGAAACCTACATACCAATCAGATACATAGCATAGAGCTTTGGGGGTTACTGGTTTCCCATCTTCGCCGAAGTCTTTCACAGGTGGGTGTACTGCGTAAGCGACATTACGGTTTCCAGATAGTTTGCGGATACTGCCAAAACCATTAGGGAGATTTGGGTGTTTTTTCCTTTTTGCCATAAAATCATCCTCCTTTTGGGTATAAAAATAACAGCCAGCGCGAACGAGTGTTCCGCTTGCGGGGGCTGTCCGAAGATGATACAATATTACCGACCAAAGTAATAGCATATCTTCGGATATGTGGCCGCTCCTGTTGGCGCAGGGGCGGTTTTTACGTTTGACAAATAGTTTGCTTTGACATATAATATACTTAACAAGACAGCCGACAGGTAGGTGCAAGCTACCCGTTCCGGCGAATTAAAACGAACTTAGTAAGCCGTCCTATCCGACCAAGATACAGGGCGGCTTACTTATTTTTCAAATTTAGAATAGCAACAACAAGCAATGCGAATGTAAGTAAAATTTGCATTTCCTCATATGTACTCATAAGTATTTCCCCTTTCCGCAAGACTCGGAACGGGAACCAGCACGCCCCTCGGCTGCCCGGGTAAGTATATTATATTGTCAAAGTGCTGCCCCTACGGTTGGAATGTAGGGGCGTGTTGATTATTTTTTTCATTTTCACGGGGTTAATCGCTATACATAATATGGATTGGGCTTTGTCAATATTGATATTAGATCAATTATTACTCCGATTCCTAATAGACCTAAAGTAAATATATATAATATTGCCATTCCAATTTTCCCTTCATAGAACTTGTGTCCACCTAAAAAACCTAAAAACAGACATAAACAGAAAGCAACCCATTTATTACATGTTTTAACTCTAGGAATACTAACATGTGAAGTAGAAACAGCGGATGCAGAAGAAGAAGCAGAGTTATTTATAATGATATTTTTATCATCGCTTTTTAAACTCTCTACCTGTTTTCCACATTTAGGACATATAATACATTCACTGTCTATTAATTGGCCGCAATGCTTACAATACTTCTGATCTTTCTCTTCATTATGTGAATTGTTGTTTTGAATATGACTGAAATTATTTTGAATCTGGTCCCCGTCTTTATATCCACATAAGGCACATATTCCATTATTAAGTGGCATTCCACAATGAGGACATTTTTTCTTTTCCATATTGATCTCCTTTTTATTTTATATATTTATCTCACGTCGCTTTGAAATGCAACAGCTTTTCCTAAAATGTGCACTTGGTTTAGTTCTTCCCCTGCAAAACGCATTTCTTCATATATTGGATTTTCTGCTCTTAGAATTAAAAGAGCTTGTTCCTGATAATAAAATACTCTTTTCAATGTAGCTTCATCACCATTTACAACAACTGCGGCAATTTCGCCATTTTCTACCATGTCCTGTTTTCTGATAAAAACAATGTCTCCGTCTAAAATTCTAGCATTAATCATACTGTCACCAGAGGCACGTAAACAAAAATCAGCATTAATATTTGTTCCGGCCATAATGTAACTCTCCCTATCTTCATTTGTATATTTCGGCTTTCCGCAAGCTATTTCTCCGAGCATGGGAAATCTTTTTAGTTCGATAGGAAATACATTGGATAATGCTGGAATATCAGATTCTTGACCTGTCATTACATAGTCTACAGATACTCCGAAATATTCTGCGATTGTTGTAGCGAGTTTTAGGTTGCAAGTAGTATTCCGTTTTTTCCATGTGCTGATTGTAGAAGCGTTTATTCCGGTATCTTTGCAAAAACGATAAGTAGTAATTCCACGTTCCTCACACAATCGTTTGAAAATTTCATACATGAATTCATCTCCATTCAAATTAATTTGCAAGAACGAAATAAACATGTTGACAAAACCGAAATAATGCGTTATAGTATAAGCATAGTTCGGTTAAGCAATGTATGATGATACTTAAAAGTGAAATGTTGCAAAAGTGAATTATTTCGTTCGGTAAACAAAGTATATCACTAAACCGAAGTAAACGCAAGTATATATTGAACTAAATTATGCATTTAAATCAAAGAAACCGTCCGAGGCTCTATCTCGAACGGCTCTATGCCAAATTTGTTTACCCTATGTACTTTGCAGGTTTTCACCACACTCGATAGAGCCAAGTGCTTCTATCAAGTACCTTGCCACTTTTGCAGTTATGGTTCTGCGATATGCCTAATCGCTGGCAAGACAAAAGGAATACACGATACAGTGAAGCCGTTAGGCGGCCAGCCATGCGTTTTATACTCCTTCTCTGAGTTGCGTAACGCTGTATCAGTAATTACCTTTGACCAGTTTTAAGTGCTTTGGTTCCACTATGGCAACCTTAGATTAAGGGAGCAGGCAAATTCAAAAGTTTGGTTAACATATCCACCAGCCTTTCTTTTGCCAATAGGCACATCACCATTATAACTGCAAACAGTGGTAAATACAACAAAAAATTGAAAGAGGTGATATTTTGTCAAAAATGTACACTTGTGAAGAAGTAGCACAGCGATACGGTGTTCAGATTATTACAATCTGGGGTTGGATTCGCAAAAAGAAGCTGCCAGCAATCAAAATCGGTAAGGAATACAGGATTTCTGAGGACGATATCAAGGCATTTGAGGATTCCAGACGGACAGTAAAATCAAATTCTTGATGACTACTTCGGCGTAAGCATTGAGTATTTCTTAGAGTGAGAAAAGGAGGAAATATGAAGAAAGAAAAGAAACCGCCAAAGATAACGGTTTCAGATGTGGGATTGGTAATGTCAATTATTACTCTGTTATTTGTACTTTCAGGGATATTTTTAAAATAATCCCAAGCGTCCACACAATTCAAGAAGAAAAGCAAGAAAAGCTATTACAACAGAAATCCAACCTTTAATATCAGCTTTTTGAGATTGTTTAGAAGCAATTTCAGATTGGATTTTTGCGGAATCAGCAATTTTCATGGAAGAATTAGCTAATCGCTCAGCAGAATCAGCTTTTTGCTCAGCGGAATCAGCAATTCTTTTTACGGAATTCATAAATTCTTTCTTTTGCTGCTGTTCTTCCTTAAAATTTTCAATTTCAATTTGAGAATGGTATGAATCGAGTGGATTTGATGGTATGAATCTCATGTTTTTTCTCCTTTTTGATAACAGTATAGGAAAAAATCAGGAGAAAAGCAAGATAAGGAGGCGGAAATGTACATACCAGAATTTGCCCTTGGATTTATCGCAGGGGCGGTAGTAGGAATCACGACATTAATCGTAATAGCACTTATCGCAAATAAAAGAGATAAGTAAAAAGCCCCGGCAGTGCTGGAACCACTACCGAGGCAACGCAACCAACTAACCTGTCTAGCTGTTTGCAAGATTATACTAACATATTTTCCTGCAAATGGCAAGAACAAATGTTCTAAAATTGGAGGAAAAGATGAAAAAAGAAGAAATCAAGACATGGAAAGAAGCAGAAGGATGGGCAGTAGAGGTTATCAGCCAAGAAAAAAGGAAGACAAGGAGATGGTTTATTGCATGGATTTTGACCTTGGCAGCATTGTTCGTGTCCAACCTAATATGGATATTTACATAGGAGGTGAAACATCTGAGACCAATTATACGGAGTGCAGAGCAGGCGGCTTATATCTTACAGATTCCCCCTCAGGCATTTCGGGAGCAGACAAAAAGGGGGAAAAATGTTTACAGCAGAGTAGCAAATACAAGCAAAAAGCGCAGGATTTACGAATTTTTCCCGTATGTTGCAGCGGAAGAATTAAAAGTACCGCTAGAAATATTGGAAAAGAGGAACCAAGAGTATGAAAAAGCTATTGAAGGACCCCGCTAGGGATATGGCGATCACGGGCCTGTTGGCATACCTGATTACCTGCTCAGGATTTTTTGAGTTTGGCCGGGTATCTCAAACAATCTGTACTTTTCTAGGGATGGCCTTGGTGATTTTGATCGTAGTGATCTGGTTGGAAAGTAAAAATGAGCCTCAGGGCAGCACCCCATAAGGCTCTAAATAAAAAAATACAGGTAAAAATACCTGTCTTTATCATAAAAGAAAGAGAGGGAAATGTCAAATGATTAAAGTAGATTACGAAGATTTCATTCGATTAATCAAAGCAGAAGAGAAACTGGAAATCATTAAAAGAATGACGGATAAAGATGAATGCATTCTTTCAAAAACATTGAAAAAGATTATTGGAGAATCAGATGAAAACGAATAATCCAGTATTCGATGCGGAAAGGCACGAACAGACGGACCGGGATTTTATTCTTTGTGATCTTTGCGAACAGCCCATATACCGGGAGGACAGCTTTTACAATGGCGACATGGTGTATGAGATCAATGGGCTGTCGGTCTGCGAAGACTGTATTGGCGATTATATACGATCACTAGGAAAGGAGCTGAGTTGATGGATAATACAGAACGAATTTCCAGGCTGTATGATCTGATGGATGAGCAGCTTTCAGAAATTAATGATAATCCAGTTTATGAGCAGTATCGCAGCCGGTCAATTTCAAATTATGCGCAAGCAATAAAAACGTTGATGGAGGTGGACAAAAATGAGCGACAGGTGGGAAATACATATTCCTGCAAGAAATAGAGAACGTTTGCCAAAGGGATGCTAGGCAGTCGTTAGAGTTTCCGCAGAAGCGTACAATGCGCTTATTGACATTTACAACGAGTCAACTCTTTCCATGAAGGAAATCGCAACGATTTTGATTTTGGAAACGGCGGACAAAGTAGTATATGACAAAGGAGAGGAAGATCAGTGTCAAAAGTAATCTGCATTGCAGGGGAATCTGGTTCCGGCAAAACAACGAGTATGCGGAATTTAGACCCCAAAACGACGTTGTACATAGACTGTGATAAAAAGGGGCTGTCGTGGAAGGGATGGAAGCAGCAGTATAACACAGAAAACAAGAATTATATCAAGACAGATTTTGTACAGCAAGTGCTTATTGCATTAAAAAAGCTGGAAACAGACTGGAAGGATAAAAAAGTAGTTGTTATTGATACTCTTAACGGGCTTATGATAGCGGACGAAATGCGTCGGAGTAAGGAAAAAGGGTATGACAAATGGGTTGATCTAGCCGCTTGTGTCTGGGATTTAGTATGCTATGCCTATGAATTACGAGACGATCTGACAGTAATTTTTACAGCCCATACCCAGACAGACCATGACGAAGCAGGCTATATGTTTACTCGCATTAAAACATCCGGGAAGAAGCTGGACAAGATTGTGCTGGAAAGTAAGTTTACTACGGTACTTCTGTCAAAGTGTGTGGATGGGAAATACCTTTTTGAGACCCAGGCGAAGAATAGCACGGCCAAGAGTCCCCTAGGAGCTTTCGAAAGTTTTGAAATTGAAAATGATATTGTAAAAGTAATTGAAGCATTGGAGGAATTTTAGAATGAAAAAATTAAATGGTTATGAAACAGCACAGGCATATTTTGAACAGGAGCGGCTTCCGGTAGGGGGCTATGTCCTGAAAATCTTAGATGTGAAATATCAAGAAAATAGCTGGGGAGACGTAATCCTTTTGTCTTTTGATATTGAGGAAGGCGAATATAAAGGATTTTTTGCCAACAATTACCGGGCGCAGACACAGGAGGATAAAAAATGGAAGGGTACATACAGACTCCGTGTTCCAAAGGACGATGGTTCGGAACAAGATAACTGGACAATGCGCAGGTTTAAGACGGTGATTTCCGCCTTCGAGGAATCTAATTCAGGATATCATTGGAACTGGGATGAACAAACCTTAAAAGGAAAAATGATTGGCGCTTTGTTTAACAACAAAGAATATGAGTTTGACGGCAGACATGGGTTCTTTACAAATTGCCACAGTCTGGTAACAGTAGAAAAAATCCGTTCCGGCAAATTCGAAATTCCAGCAGACACACTTTTGAAAGAAAAGAAAGACAACGGATATCCAGCAGGCAGCACACCGGCAGGGGGCGGCTTTATGAATATTCCAGAAGGAGCAAAGGATGAATTGCCATTCTAAAATGAACATTTTTGAGCAAAAAGAAGTCTTAAAAACGTTTGAAATATTGGTAGATACAAGGGAGCAGGATACCGAAAAAAGCAGAAAAAGGTATGAAGAATTTGGTGTTCCATACACAAAAAAAACTTTGTCTTATGGGGATTATACATACAATTTAATTCTTCCAAATGGTACTAAATTATATGATAATTCGGAAACAATAAGCCCTATTTGTGCCGTGGAAAGGAAGATGAATTTGGACGAACTGGCAGGCTGTTTTACACGCAGCCGCCAGCGATTCCAGAGAGAATTTGAAAGAGCTTTGGACAATCATTGTAGGATATATTTGTTATGCGAAAACTCTAATTGGGAGAACTTGTTGAACGGAAAATACCGCAGTAAATTCCACCCAAAAGCATTCGCAGCGTCTACAATAGCGTGGATGATTAGATATAACTTAAATGTCATTTTTTGCAAAGAAGAAACATCAGGAAAGCTTATCAAAGAAGTCCTCTACAGGGATGCTAAAGAGAGATTGGAAAGAGGTGAATTTGATGGCTAAAGGATGGGTAGTGATATATCGAAGCATTATGGATAATCCTTTATGGGAAGATAAGCCTTTTTCCAGGGGACAGGCGTGGATAGATATGATTCTTTTGGCCTCTCATAAAGATACTGAATTTTACTTTGACGGAGATATGGTTTCAATTGAAAAAGGACAAATTATCACAAGTAAGAGGAAATTAGGAGATCGGTGGGGATGGTCAAATTCTAAGGTAAATAAGTTTCTAAATGAATTAGAAAAGGTCGGAATGTTGTCTCAAAAAAGCGACACTAAAAAAACCACTATAAAAATTGTGAAATACGAGCAATATCAAGGGTTTGGGAGTATCGAGGCTATAGAGAAAACATCACACAAAGCATCACAGAAACGTCACAGAAACATCACTCAGGCATCACAGAAGCATCACGGAGGCATCACAGAGGCATCACAGAAACACACATTCAACAATGTAAACAATTATAACAATGATAACAATGTAAACAATAAAGAGCCTGTGGCGCCTATTTCTCCTCCGCTTGAGGAGCGAGAAGGAATTGATCTGTGGAATATGAGCGACGAAGAGTATGCGGAAATGAAAAGGAAAATAGAAAATGGAGATATACAAATTTGACCGAGAGGATGCAATACGGTTCGGAAGAGAGATCAGGGCCAGGTATTGTGTAAAGGGAGATGAGCTGAGATTTGACCGATGCCCTTACTGTTTAGGTGGAAGCAACGGAAAAGACAAAGGGACCTTTTCGATCAATCTTGATACTGGACAATTTAAATGTTTAAGAGCGTCCTGTGATGCCCACGGTAATATGATTACGCTCGCTAGGGATTTTAATTTTTCGCTTGGAACTGAGGTGGATGAGTATTACAGCCCCAAGAAACGATTTCGGAATATCCACAGAAAAGAAAAGCCGCAGACAAAGCCAGCAGCAGTTAAATACCTGGAGAGCAGGGGGATAAGCGAAGAAACAGCAAAACGGTATAATATCACCACGCAAAAAGACAATGAAAATATTTTAGTGTTTCCGTTTTACGACGAAAATAACATCTTGCAATTTGTAAAGTATCGGAAAACCGACTTTGACAAAGATCGGGACAAGAACAAAGAGTGGTGCGAACGAAACTGCAAACCGATATTATTTGGAATGAACCATTGTGACCCAGAGCAACCAACGTTGGTTTTGACAGAAGGACAGATAGATTCTTTGTCTTGTGCGGAAGCTGGAATTAAAAACGCCGTAAGTGTTCCGAACGGGGCAAAAGGATTTACATGGATACCCTATTGCTGGGACTTCCTCTCTAGATTCGCAAATTTGGTCATATTTGGCGATTTTGAGCATGAGGCGATATCTTTATTACCTGAGATGCAAAAACGCTTTCACGGGACCGTTAAGCACATCAGAGAGGACGATTACAAAGACTGTAAGGACGCAAACGAAATTTTACAGAAATATGGTCCGGAATATTTACAGAAATGTGTGGAGAATGCAGTTCCGGTAAGCAACCCCAAAATAAAACCTTTGGAAGAAGTAAAACGAATGGACCTGAACGCCATGGAAAAGATAAGGTCCGGGATTTATGGACTGGACAAACTAACAGGTGGTTTTTACTTTGGACAAGTAATCTTAGTTACCGGGGAGCGTGGTTTTGGAAAATCTACGTTGGTGTCCCAATTTGGCACACAAGCAATCGCGGCTGGATACCCTACATTTTTCTATTCTGGTGAGCTGATGGATTGGTATTTTAAAGCGTGGATAGAGTACCAGATCGCAGGGGCGCGGAATATCAATGCTTTGATATCAGATTATGGCTATAAGTCATACTCCATTCAGGCAGATAAATTGCAGCAAATTGAAAATTGGTATGCCGGGAAAGCTTATATTTATGACAATGGGATTGTTACGGAAGACACAGAAGAAGAGACTTTGCTGGAAACTCTGGAAAATGCTATTAAACAATATGGATGTCGAGTTTTGGTTATTGATAATCTTATGACGGCAATCTCAGATGATTTATCATCAGACTTGTATCGGATGCAGACAAAGTTTGTAAAAGCCTTGACTGTGCTGGCAAAAAGATATGATGTGCTGGTATTTCTGATTGTCCATCCTAGAAAGTCTACTGGGGTAGCATTTGATAATGATGATGTGGCCGGAAGCTCAAATATTACTAATCTGGTTGATGTGGTAATCCGGTATGGCAAACCGAAAGATAACGATAAAAAGGACTCCACAGAGAGGATTTTAAGCGTGTATAAAAACCGTTTAAACGGGAGGACAAATCGAGATGGCATCAAGCTATATTTCCAAGAATCTTCCAAGCGAATTTCTGAAAACCCAGAAACATTTGATTGGGAATTGGGATGGGAAAAAGAAGAATTTGTTACTGTTCCGGATGATTTTGAACCAATTTTTGATTGACGGAGATGAGTATGTCAGAAATCAAAAATAATGACAAAGTTACAGAATCAAAAATGATATCGGAAATCTGGCGAGTAATTAAAAAATATTATTTACCAGAAGAACAAGATGGATATTGGGCGGATTTAGTGACAGACCTTGATGAGATATACAAAAGATATCCCACGGAATTATGCAAATATTTATGTCTGTCAGTATCACAATATTTGGAATCAAAATATCGAAAGGGGATGCATATATGAAAATTAAAGTTGATGAAAAATACTTTATCGAGACAGACAAGTTAAATTATATTTTGAAAGAGAAATGTACAGCAAAGAAGAGTGGAAAAGAGATATATCGTACAGTTGGGTATTATGGCAGCATGACAGCTTTGGCGGAAAGATATCTGGAAGAGCGACAAAAAGCGATTATGGACGATTCCACGGTTAATCTGGATGAATATGTAAAATTGGTTGAGGAAAGCAATCAAAAGGCTGTATCGAGATTATACGATGTTTTACGGCTATATCCAGAGAAAGGGTGATAAGAATGATTGAGATTGAAAACATGATTGATGAACGGCAGCAGAAGCTTCGCCAGATCGCAGACCACTACCAGGAAAAGCAGCTTTGGAAGCTGGCAGAGGAGTGCGGCGAGCTGGTCCAGGCATTGAGCAAGTATGCATTGACAGGGGACAAGCGTCCAGTGATCGAAGAGATCGCGGACGTAAAGAATGTGGCTCCGCAGGTGGAATATTTGCTAGGGATTGAGGATGATGTGGAGCCGATGATGGAGTATAAGCTTGACCGGACGATCAAAGAAGTAGAAGAGCAGCAGAAAAAAAATGGATTACCGGGAGCGGATGATGCGGACGTTTTTAAGCAGGAAATAGGGAGGGCTGACATGCAGGAATTAGAGAAGATTCTGGAAGAGATAGAGGATGAAAGGGCAGATGTTGATGAGTATTCGGATATAAAGAGTAAGATGCTTGCTAGACATTGGAATAGTTGTATTTTCATAGTGCAAGAAATCATCCGCAAGCACATGAATGACGGGTGGATTCCGGTGGAAGATGATTTACCCAAAGATGAATCAGAAGTGTATGTGGTTCTTGAATCCAAATATGGGACAGGATATAGAGCTTACAGTATTGCAAGGTACTTACATTTTGAAAATTATGGTGAAAATCATTGGTGCGACAATCATTATGGATATCTTGAATGGAAAAAATATTCAGACGGACATGGTGGTTGTTCGCAGTATAGAGTAGCTGCATGGAAACCGGTGGAGCCATACCGCCCGGAAAGGAGAAAAGATGGACAAGCTGATTAGTTTGCAAAATGTTATCGAAATCCTTGAAAATAAAAGATTCGAGACAGGAAAAGATTTAGCAAAAAGCTATCTACTGGCAGATGTACAGGAGCAAATAGAACGACTTCCCGCCGCTTTTGACAAGGAAAAGGTGATTGAGGAAATAGAAGAGTCAGCAAAATTATATTCATTAAGTGATAGAGATTGTGAATTTGCAGTACCAATAAATGTATCGCTTGAGATTGTCGAGAAAGGTGGGGTTGAATGAGTGTAAGAGAAACATACCTTAATGATTATGGAATTTCCAGTCATGATGCAGAAAAAATATTGTCGTACTGTCGCTCTGCTACCAGATATGATCAGCAGCTTATCCTTCAGGCGGCGCAGGAAGTCTACCCGGAGATTGCACCGTATCTCTTCCTGAATCTGACAACTGGTCTGGGGTATGACCGTATGGGGATTACAATGATGCAGAGAAAAGATTTTCAGGGATACCGGCGGAAGACGATAGAGACATATAACAGGTATATGATACTGAATGGGAAGCAGATTGTGTGAGGTGATACAGTGAGAGAAATATTATTTCGTGCAAAGCGGATAGATAACGGCGAGTGGGTAGAGGGATACCCGGTTAAATATCCTTCTGGAGAAGCAGAGATTTTCAAGGAATGCGGAGAACCGCCAGATATTTTATTACGATGTGAGATTCATCCAGAAACCCTCTGCCAGTACACCGGACTGCATGACAAGAACGGTAAGAAGATATGGGAGAATGATATTATTCGAGTTGAAAACTCGGCGGACGAAGGAACAGGACAGGTCGAGTTTTATGGTGGTATGTGGTATGTAGACAAGGGAGTAAATAATAGTCTTTATGATATTATGATGTATGATGATGAAGCAGAAGTCTATACAGTTGGAAATATCTTCGATAACCCGGAACTTCTGAAATAACAATAAAATATGGGTACAACGAAACCACCCCACATGCGGTAAAATATAATTAAGAATACTGTGTGTGGGGTGATTTTTTGAATCTGAATAGTATCATGCGAAGGCTACAACGTGCAATTTTGCAGAAGAATCTGGTTATTAAGATAGGCACAACGCAATTTTACAGCGCAGAGCAGAAACGCATGATAACTATATATATCCTCAGTACACGGGTATTGCAGAAGAATCAGCGTGACGAATGGAAAGAAAAGGACTATGAGATACTGCGGAGTGCGTCGCAGATAGAGATTGTGAATTGTTTAAATGATATATGGCAGGCGGTGAGAGAATGAAACAGATAGAATTGAACATAAGAGACAGTAATATAACAAAACTTGGATTTATAAAATGCACAGATTGCGAAGAGCAGGTTATTTGTCCTCATGCATTTTGCCGGGAAGGCTGCCGAACTGCGGAAACATTAAAAGAAATTCACTGGGAAAAAAGGACGGTGGGTAAATGAATCTCACACCAAAGCAGAAAGCCTTTGCGGATGAATACCTGATATGCGGAAACGCGACTGAGGCGGCGAGGAAAGCAGGATATAAGCAACCACATGTTCAAGGTAGCCAGAACTTAGAAAAACTTAGCGTTTCGGCATATATAGCAGAACGCCAGAAACAGATTGATAATTCCCGCATAGCAGATGTAAAAGAGGTGCTAGAGTTTTATTCTTCTGTCCTGCGTGGAGAAATAAAAGACCAGTTTGATATGGACGCAGCTCTTTCTGATAGACTTGCGGCAGGTAGGGAATTAATGAAACGATATGACAAGTCAGACGATGGAAAGAAAGACGCTCTTACGAAGTTGGACGAAGTGTTGAAAGAGATAGGCGGTGTTATCTAATGGGATATACGGTATATAAGCACACAAATAAAATAAATGGAAAGGTATATATCGGTATTACATCCAGAAAACCCGAGGATAGATGGGAGAATGGGAATGGGTATTATGGACAACCGTTCTATAATGCTATATCAAAATATGGGTGGAATAATTTCATTCATGAAATTCTGTTTGAAAAATTAACCGAAGAAGAAGCAAAGGAAAAAGAAATTGAACTTATAGAATTATATAATTCTTCAAATTCAAAGTATGGATACAATGCTTCAAAAGGCGGCGAAAGCGCAAATGGAATGAAACATTCAAAAGAAACCAAACAAAGAATAAGCGCTTCCCTTAAAGGGCGTGAATCTCCTGCAAAAGGTAAACACTGGAACGAAGAAAGCAGAATGAAAATTTCAGGAGAAAATTCATCTTGGTTTGGCAGGAAACATTCAGAAGAAACTAAAGAAAAAATGCGTGAATCATACCGTTATCGAATTACTGATGAATCAAGAAAGAAAATGAGCAAAAACAGGAGAGGAAAACTTTCTGGAAAGGATAATCCTCATGCTAAATGTGTTATTTGCATAAATACCGGAAAAGTATATGACACAATAAAAAGTGCCGCAGAGGATACTGGGGCTAATCAATTTAAAATAAGTGATGTTTGCCGAGGTGCAAGAAAACATACTTCTGGGTTGAGGTTTAAATATGCCGATTAGCAAAATGCAAAGAGAATACCTTGACAATGCAAACAGAAGATGGTGCTTTAAGACTGGAGCGACCCGAAGCGGGAAAACATATATTGATACATTGTGTGTTATTCCTAAACGTATACGTGCAAGAATCGGAAAGCCTGGACTTGCTGTAATACTTGGGGTGACAAAATCCACCATAGAGCGTAATATCTTAGAGCCTATGCGGAACATCTGGGGCACTGACCTTGTGGGAGAGATAAACAGTCAGAATATCTGTTATCTTTTCGGGGAACGCGTTTATTGTCTGGGCGCGGAGAAAGTCAGTCAGGTATCAAAACTCCGGGGAAGCTCTATCAAATATGTGTACGGAGACGAAGTGGCAGACTGGAACGAAGAAGTCTTTGAAATGCTTAAATCCCGTCTGGACAAGCCGTATAGCTGTTTTGACGGGGCATTAAACCCACAAGGGCCGAACCACTGGTTAAAGGAGTTTCTGGATAGCGATTTTGATATTTACTGCCAGAAGTATACTATCTTTGATAACCCGTTTTTGGATAAAAAGTTTGTTGAGAACCTCTGCAAAGAGTATGAGGGGTCTGTATATTATAAACGGTACATTCTGGGCGAATGGGCGCTTGCAGAGGGGCTTGTATATCCTATGTTCAGCCGGGAGAAAAATGTTGTCAGTGGCTCGGTGGAGTACAAAAGGAATTGTGATTATCATGTAGCGATAGACTACGGAACTGTAAACCCATTTGCGGCAGGATTATTTGAACATAATCCGAAAGATCATACAGTTACGATGATAAAGGAACTTCATTATTCCGGACGTGATAGAACGAGACTTGACAACGAGGGATATTACAGCCTTTTGGAAAAGATGATAGGCGATATTCCAATAGACTTTATTGTTGTTGACCCTTCGGCGGCGGGATTTATAGAAACTGTAAAAAAACACGCTGCGTATATATGCAAAGGCGCAAACAATGACGTTATCAACGGTATACAGGAAGTAACAAAGTATCTGAATTATGGGATATTAAAAATACATGATAGTTGTACAGAAACATTGAAAGAGTTCCAACAGTACGCATGGGACGATAAAAAGCCAAACGAGGACGCTGTAATTAAAGAAAATGACCACCATATGGATTGTGTTCGCTATTATATATATGGAGTAGCTAGACAAATCAATCGTTGGATTGTATAGACATAATAGAATATTTGTTGTATAATCAATAAAAAGGAGTGATGATTATATGACAAATATTAAATATTATGACAATGGAAAAGTTGCTGAATTTAACGGAAAGCGTTATGTAAAAGATTCAAAAACAGGGTATTATCTCTGCCATGAAGTTGAAAGAACGGGAACGCGTTTACATAGAGATGTGTGGGAATTTTATAATTGTGAGATTCCAAAGGGATATGAAATACATCATAAAGACCATGACAAATCAAATAATGATATTGAAAACTTACAGTTATTAAAGAAAAGTCAACATAGTAAATTACATGGTCGGGAACTTTCAGAAGATGAAAGAGAATGGAGAAGAAAAAACTTGTTAGAAAAAGCAAGACCTTTAGCTTCAGAATGGCACAAAAGCGAGACGGGGAGAAAATGGCATAGTGAACAGCAAAAAACTATATGGGAGAAAAAAGAAACCATAAAGTACGTTTGTGATAATTGCGGAAAAGAATTTGAATCTTTGCACGCTTACGGAGAAAATCAAAATAAGTTCTGTTCTAATGCGTGTAAGTCGGCATATCGCAGAAAAAACGGGGCTGATAATATTGAAAGAGTATGTGAATATTGTGGGAAAACATTTATTTCTGGAAAATATCAGAAACGAAGATTTTGCAGTAAAAGTTGTGCGGCATATGCAAGACATCAATCTAAACGGAGTGATTAAAACAAATGAGTTTAATAACATGGATAAAGGCGGTGTGGAATAGATTGTTTCGGAAAGAGATAGAAGAGCGGTTTCAGGCGGATATACAGCTATCATCTGTTATGGAATCGGCGATAAATAAATATTACAACATCACAGCCGGAAAGCCGCCGTGGTTAGACCCGGACGACGATATAGAGAGTATCAATTTCGCAGGCTATATCAATGACGTGACAGCCGGACTTGTGACGCTTGACTTAGGTATTGATATTTCAGGCGGAGAGCGTGCGGAGTATTTACAAAAGCAGGCTGATTATGTACTGGCAGTTATCACGGACAAGGTTTCTGAGGCGTTGGGAAATTGCGGCATTATGTTTAAACCGAATGGGGATAACATAGACTACATTGAGCCGGGCAGCTTTGCGCCTACGGAAACGGACAGCAACGGTAATATCTTGGGCTGTGTGTTTCAAACGCAGATACATCGTGGAGAGTATACATATACACGTTTGGAATGGCACAGGTTTGAAGAAGTGACGACAGAGGACGGAACGTCGTCAAGAGTATACCGGATTACCAATTATGCTTACAAGAAAAAAACAAAATTTAATATTAGTACTTGGCAATATGAATCTGCAAGCAATTCTCCCGGAGACCAGATTCCGCTTACAGAAGTTAAGGAGTGGGCGAATATCGAACCAGATATATCTCTGTTGAATGTGGAAATGCCGTTGTTTGCCTATTTCAAAAATCCCGCTCCGAACCGCATTGACAGGACAAGTCCTCTTGGCGTTCCGATATGGCATAACGCTTTGAAAGAATTAAAAGACCTTGACATAGCTTGGAGCCGGAAGTCCAGTGAGGTTGAGGACAGCAAGCACATGACTTTTGTGGCACAAGCAGCTATCCAGTACGCAGATCAGCATGGCGTTAAGCTGCCCCGGTTCCTTCGTGGATTGGAAATGGGTGTGGACGCGGACAGCACAGTTCACGAACACGTTTCGACTTTGCTAACAGAACAAAGAATTAAGGATATAAATTCTATTCTTGCCATGATTTCAACGAAATGCGGATTCTCTCAGGGAATGTTTGTACTGGACGAAAAAACAGGCATGATGACGGCAACGCAAGTAGAGGCGGACGATCAGGAAACCATAAGGACAATCAAAAATATCCGTGACGCTTTGCAGGACACCATTACACAGCTTTTATATGGCTGCAATGTTATGGCTGATCTGTATTCAGATACACCGCCGGAGTTATGGGAAACGCTTAAAGAGGGCATGTCTTTCAGCTTTGGCGATATTACATATAACTATCAGGAGGATATGGCAAACTGGTGGAAATATCGCTTACAGGGTGATGTACCACCGTGGATGTATTATGTGAAGTTTGAAAAAATGTCAGAAGAAGAAGCGAAAACTATGATCGAAGAATCAAAGGCGGCGCAGATGGAACAGGAAACACTATTTAGCAGATTTCAAGAAGAGTAAAGGAGAAAGACTATGGAACAGATTATGAACTATGTAAAACCGGAACTGATTGTTGTTGCTATTGTACTGTATTTTGTGGGAATGGGATTTAAAAAGGCAGAAGCTGTAGCAGATAAGTACATCCCGTTAATTTTAGGCGGCATTGGAATTGGTCTTTGTGCTATATGGGTGCTGGCAACAAGCCCGCTGACAAACGGTCAGGAAATCGCTATGGCGGTATTTACAGCGCTTGTGCAGGGTATTCTTGTTGCCGGACTGAGTACATACGTGAATCAGGTTATTAAGCAGGTTAAAAAGACGGAGGAATAGGCTATGAAGTATAGGAAGAAACCAGTTGTAATTGAAGCGTTCCAGTATGATGGAGACATGATAAATTCTATTGGGAAACCATATGTCCCAGAATGGGCAATTAGTGCAGTGAATAATAATACCATGTACTATGATGGACCAGAGCTGTTTATTCGCACTCTTGAAGGGGACCACCATGTAACAGTAGGAGATTATGTTATTCAAGGTATAAATGGAGAATTATATTCATGCAAACCTGATATTTTTGAAAAAACATATGAGGTGGTTTAATGCTTACACCAGAATATCTATACCGCATAACCGAAGGGGCTGAAAATATCGCCTCGCAGCTTCATAAAAATATACTGGACAAGATTATAGCCCGCATGATGGCGAGAATCGGACGGGGCGAAGATTATCTTCTGACCGCTACGGACAAATGGCAGATTGAGGTATTGCAAGAGGCTGGCTATCTTCTGGAAGATATACAGCAGGAGCTTTCCGATAAGACCAAAAAGCAGGTGCAGGAAATCAAAGAAGCTATGGAAGATGCAGGAGTAACAGCTTTACAGTGGGACGATAAAATCTATCAGGCCGCTGGGCTGTCTCCCGTTCCGCTCTTGCAATCTCCGGCACTTATGCGGATAATGCAGAGGAATTACGAGGCTACCGCAGGGGAGTGGCGAAACTTCACTAAGACTACCGCAAACGAGGCTCAGAGGCTTTTTATCAATCAGATGGACAGCGCTTATAATATGGTTGTTTCTGGGGCTGTATCGTACACAGAAGCTGTCAGAGACGTACTAAAAGAGGTATCAGAAACAGGGCTGAAAGTAAATTATCCTTCTGGCTATAAAATGAGTATAGAATCTGCCACGATGATGATTTTGAGAACAGGAATCAGTCAGTGTGCCGCTGAGGTATCGCTTGCAAGAGCGAAAGAGATGGGTGTGAAATATGTTCTTACATCTGCACACATGGGAGCGAGACCGACACATGAACCGTGGCAAGGAAAGGTATTTTCGGTCGATTGGAACAAAATAAAAGTGTAAAGAGAGTCAATTTCTCTCTATACTTTCAAGAAACATAGCTATTGATTTGTCAAGAAGTTTGCTTATAGGGATTCCCGTATCATCGGAATACTGTTTAAGCTTTTCGTAAAGGGATTTATCTATTGCGTTTGATATGGCTATGCGGTTTTTCAAGCCACGATTTTCTTTCATGCTGTCAACCTCCTTTTATTGTATTCTATCATATATTTCAACTACTTGCAATTACAATGTAATTATGATAAACTGAAAGTAGTTGAATGTATATAAAAGGAGTGCGTGATAAATGAAAGAAAATCTTATAGGGAAGAAATTTGGAAGGCTAAGAGTCATTGGAGACGGAACGCATGAAAACTGGATTCATAAATGGGAGTGTTTATGTGATTGTGGTAATATTTTATATGTGTCTACTTCAAAATTGAAATCAGGGCATACACAGTCATGTGGGTGTTTGCAGAAAGAAAGAACTTCCAAAGCGTCTTTAATTCATGGTAAATATAAAAGCAGAATACATAAAGAATGGCGAGGTATTCTTCACAGGTGTAAAAACCCATCTGCTTCGCATTATGAGAACTACGGAGGACGTGGAATTGATGTATGTGAAGAATGGAAAGGCGAAAACGGATTTTCCAATTTTTATAATTGGTCGATGGAAAATGGATATTCAGATGATTTGACTCTTGATAGAATAGACAATGACAAAGGGTATAGTCCTGAAAATTGCAGATGGATAACTCATCAAGAAAATTGTTGGAATCGTGGAAAACGAACTGATTGTAAGACCGTCCATTCTGGAGTTATAAAAACTGTTTTTAAAAGTGGAAATGTGAAATACAGAGCCACGATAGGCGTGAATTATAAAACAATACATTTAGGATATTTCGATACAGAAAAAGAAGCTGTAGAAGCCAGAATAACAGCAGAAGAAAAGTATTGGAATAAAAAGGCAGGTGATTGATATGGAAAACGCAGAAGAAAGAAAATATCCAGATTTTGTAGAATCTACTAGATATGGATATGTTGATGGACTCTGCGGAGCTTAGCCAACTGTCGGCATAGCTTCGGACCGTACTATCCGGGAATATCAACAAACCCGTTTGAACAGTACGACACGGAAGAAAATAGAAAAACCTATGAGAAACAGCAGAGACAAAGGGCATTGGAGTGGCGTGTGCGTGATACGAAGCGGAAAATACAGAATATGCAGACTGCTATTGATAATTGCCGTGATGAAAAACTAAAATTTGAGTTGCAGCAGGAGTTTGACAGAAAGTCTTATCTGCTGAAAAAGCAGAACACCGCATACAAGCAGTATTGCGAAGATAATAATTTAAAGCCTTATGCGGAAAGATTAAAAACGGCGAAATGGGACAGAGAACAGGCTATGAAAGCGGCAGGAGCGGCGAGGAGATATGAAAATGCAAAAAAGTCTAATTAAGATGTTATTTTGCAAACACATATATAAAACGAAGTCAAGATTAAGAACGGATAGAGGATATATTGCTTTGAAAGAATGTAAAAATGCGGAAGGAAGAAGTTTGATTGCCTATGAACAGATGGAAACTATACAATCCGAACCCACGGGGCAGTAATGTCGGAGACTGCACAGTCCGAGCAATCAGCAAAGCATTAAATCAAGACTGGGAAACGACCTATGCAGGACTGTCATTCATGGGATTTTCTTTGTCAGATATGCCCTCGGCTAATCATGTATGGAGCGCGTATCTCCGCCGTAAGGGATTCCGGCGACATCTGGTAGACGACCACAATCAGGATATATACACTGTCCGAGATTTCTGCGAGGACAACCCAAAAGGAACTTACATACTGGCGATTGACGGTCATGTGGTATGTGTGCAGGACGGGTATTACTGGGATTCGTGGGATAGTGGGAACGAGATACCAATATATTACTGGGAGAGATAATATGGAAGACTTAATAACAACAGTACAAACAATACTTTCTATATGTGGAGGAATTTCTATTATAGGAGGAGCTGCGGCTATTTTAACCGGAGCTTATAAAAAGTACAAAAAACCGACAAACGATTTAGAAAATCGTATCACAGTAATAGAATCAGATATAAAAGATATAAAGCAGAAACTTAATAATGATTATGAAAGCATTAATAATAATCGAAATGACATGAATCTGCTTATGCGTAGTATGTTCTGCTTAATCGAAAACAAGATAACCGGAAACAACATAGAGGGTCTAAAAAAAACAAGAGACGAACTTATAAACGCCTTGACCGAAAAATAAGGGGTGGCGGATTGAAAGTATATGACTTTACCGTACCGGAACTGAATTATTTTCGTACATACTGTAATTTCACAAAGGACGAAAGCACGCTTTTTGAATATCGTGCAAAAGGTGTACCGCTTGAACAGTGTGCGGAGCTGATGAATGTAAGCGTATCAACCATTAAGCGGTTGAGCAGGAAAGTGAATAATAAGATTATAAGGGTGTGCTGATATGATTGTGGTAGTATATGAAGAGGATACGAAAGAAGTAATTGCCTGTATTGATCTAAGCGGCGAAAAGCCGAGTATTTTGAAAAATAATGTATGTGCAGACGTTTATAACGGAACGGAACCTGTATTTTTGCAAAAAGACAATAAAGTAACTATTGGGCAAAATAAATTTATTATAAATCCATAAAAAAATAATAGCGATATTTTTTTGATACTTTTCAAGGACTTTGACGAACTGTCAGAGTTCTTTTTTTATGTCTAAAATTAAGTCATAGAAAGTTATAGAAATAGTCATAGAACGGAGGAAACACTATGGCAGGCTATATGAATAATGGATATGGCGGTTATGCACCGACACCGTATTATAACCCATTACAGCCACAAATGGATAGGCTGGCACAAATGCAGGCTCAGTATCAGCCACCACAGCAGCCGCAAGTGCCGCAGACCAATCAAGGGATTCTGTGGGTACAGGGCGAAGCAGGGGCAAAGAGTTATCTGGTCGCTCCAAATACAAGTGTGTTGCTTATGGATAGCGAAAATGAGAGGTTTTATATCAAGACAACGGATAGTGCCGGTATGCCAACGCTCCGAACGTTTGAGTATAAAGAGGTTGGCGTAAATGCGCCAGAGCCGCAGAAACAGCAAGAAATTAGCTTAGACGATAAATATGTTACCCGTCAGGAATACAACGATTTACGGGGCAAATACGAAGAACTATACGGGCTTCTTGAAACAGCAACAAAACCTACTGGAAAGGGTGAGTGATATTATGGGAAATCCTCTTTTTAATCTTCTTGGTGGAAAATCCAATAATGGATCGGGGAATATGCTTCAGCAGTTCCAACAGTTCAAAAAACAGATGCAGGGAGTAAATCCACAGGAAGAAGTCCAGAAACTTTTACAGTCTGGGAAAATATCTCAGGCGCAGCTTAATAAGGTTCAGCAGCTGGCTCAACAGATGCAGGGGCTGTTCAAATAGTACATAAATCAATGGCCATGATTTTGTAAATAAATTCAAAGGAGCAAACAATTATGACAGATGGATTAAGTGCTTCTGATGTTGCTGTATTAACTGGCAACAATGGAAGAAATAATGACGGCTGGGGTGGAGATGGCTGTTGGTGGATCATTCTCTTCCTCATTTTCGGAATGTTTGGCTGGGGCGGTTATGGCAACGGCTGGGGTGGAAATGGCGGAGCAAACTCTCCAGCATTTCAGGGCTATGCAACACGTGCAGACATCGACGCTGCGCTTTCCACACAGGGAATTGAAAGCGGAATCCAGAACATTTCCACGCAGCTTTGCAATGGATTTGCTGGTGTAAATTCCAACATTTCAAATCTTGGATACCAATTGCAAGATTGTTGCTGCCAAACACAGCGTGCTGTTGATGGCGTAAACTACAACATGGCTATGCAGACCAACACAATCCAGCAAGCACTTTGCAGCGGATTCCGTGATGTAATTGACAGCCAGAACGCTGGAACACAGCGAATCATTGACACAATTACTCAGGACAAGATTCAGTCTTTACAGACAGAGTTACAGTCCGCGCAGTTACAGCTTGCAAATGTTTCACAGACAAATAATATTATCAACACATTGCGCCCGACACCGGTACCGGCTTATATCACTTGCAGTCCTTATCAGGCAGCTTATGGATATAACAACGGTTGCGGTACATGTGGTTGCTAAAAACTTCATATTAAGGTTTCTTCCCGGCATGTCCGGGTTGTTCGGCAAAAGCCGTTATTACTAATGTGAGAGGGTGGGCTGATAGTCTACCCTTTTGCAATATTATGGAGGGAGAATGAAATTATGGCAGATATGGTAAGCTTAGGGACACAGACAGTAAATGTCGGAGACAATGTTGCCTTTGCCACAAATAGGATTGGTGGAAATTGTCAGAATATACGACATGAGCCGGGGAGCGGCAGAGTGACATTGTTGCCGGGACTTTATAGAGTCGGTTTTAACGGAAACTTTTCAGCAGTTGCAGCCGGAACACTGTCTTTTGAAATCAGACAGGACGGAGACAGTATTCCAGGAAGTAAAATCATTACGACAGTTACGGCGGCAGGATACGGAAACGGTTCTTCCACAGTGGAAGTCCGGGTAAATCGTCCATGTTGCTCTACATTAAGTGTGAGAAACATAGGAACTGTTGCAGCTACGGTAAGTGACGCAAACCTTGTCGTAAGCAGAATAGGTTAAGGAGGACAGGCTATGAGTTATAAATTAATGCAGAATATCAAAGAAGAGCTTGATAGAATCGCAGAAAAAGGTCTGAATACCTCAAACCTTGAAACTGCTTACAAGCTGATCGACATGTTAAAAGACATGGAAAATGTTGAATATTGGAAGTGTAAAGAGGAATATTATGACGCTGTTTTGGCAGAAATGGAAGGCGGCTATTCCGAAGCTAGAAAGCGTGACAGCATGGAGAGATATTCCCGTGATGGAATGATGCCAAATTATGACAATGACAATTCCTATCGTGGTACACGTGGAAAGCATTACGTCAGAGGCCACTACAGTCGCGGTAGAGACATGGACACATATAATCAGTACATGGATAAAAAGAACTCTTACAGAGCCGGAAAAGACATGGATTGTAAACAGAAAATGCTTGCAGCATTAGAGGAGCATATGGACGCTCTGACGGAAGAACTGGAAGGCATGAGCCGCGACGCTGACTGTCGTGAAGAAAGAGACACCATGAAGCGGTATATCGACAAATTAAGAGACATGATGTAAGCATGAGGGCGGTATCTTATGTTACCGCCTTTTAATATGGGTAAATATGGGTACAACATAATAAAAAAAATATGGTAAAATTTAAATACAATATCGAAAGAGAGGCGGAACATGGTAAAGGAAAAATGGATTTATTGCCCTGTATGCAATAATAAAACACGTATAAAAATACGCAAAGAAACTGTGGCAGAAAACCTACCAGTGTTTTGCCCTAAGTGTAAAATACAATCTATCATTGATATAAAGCCAGACTTTGAAATAGAAGTAAAAACTGATATTGTATAGAGCCAGTTGCCAGACACAGAGCCAATGAACTTATCGGAAATTCCGACAGGTTTGTTGGCTCTTTTCTTATTTTTGACACCTCCTTTCTTAGCACACGTCCTTAATAGAAACGGCTTTATGCCGGAGGTTGAAAAGCGGGTGCAATTTCCGGCGTGTGCATTAGGCTTATCGCATTGAGCCTGATAATCAATGTACGGGTCTACCGGTCAAATAGCACCTTTGAACGGGTTATAAATGTTCTGCCGCTGTTTGGCGGCATTTTGGGACATAGCGCAGTTGGTAGAGCACCTGTCTTATACACAGCAAGTCCCCGGTTCGATTCCGGGTGTCCCGATTACCCCGACAGAGGTTTATCTGTCTGAATCCATTACCGCTGACGGGCGGTTAATAAGTAGACGTTTAGGAGGATTATTATGCAGAACATTGAAGCAATCTTGAAACAATTTAACATCGAAGTTCCAAAAGAACAGTCCGAGGAATTTAGGAAAGTATTCCATGAAAATTACAAGACTGTAAAGGACTATGAAAAGGTGGAATCTGACCGCGACAAGTGGAAAGGGCAGGCAGAGACAGCCGAGGAAACGCTGAAAAAGTTTGACGGCGTGGACTTGGAAACCATGAAGACAGAACTTGACACATGGAAACAGAAAGCGGAAACAGCCGAAAACGACTATAAACAGAAGATTTATGACAGAGATTTTTCTGACGCATTGAAAACTGAAATGGAATCCATTAAGTTTTCTAGCGAAGCGGCGAAGAAAGCTGTCATGGCAGAGATTAAGGAATCCGGCTTAAAGCTGAAAGACGGTAAGATTTTAGGCTTGTCTGATCTGATCGGGCAGATTAAAGAAAGAGATGCTTCGGCGTTCGTTGATGAGCAGCAGCAGAAAGCGCAGCAGCAGGCGGCGCGATTTACAACCCCAGGAACAGGAAAAACACCGGGCGGACATGGAACTATGACAAAGAAAGATATTTATGCAATCAAAGACCCGTCAGAGAGGCAGGCGGCGATTGCTGAAAATCTTGGATTATTTGGACAAGGAGAAGAATAATGGCAGCAAAAAATAATCTTATCAAAACCGCTGACATTCAGGTAACGGCAAGGGAAATTGATTTTGTTACTAGATTTGAGCGGAACTGGGAGCATTTAAGAGAGATTCTCGGTATTATGCGCCCGATTAAGAAACAGCCGGGAGCAATCCTGAAAAGTAAATATGCAGAGGGAAGTCTTGCAGATGGAAACGTAGGCGAGGGCGAGGAAATCCCATACAGCAAATTTACTGTAAAAGAAAAAGAATATGCGGAAATGACCATTGAGAAGTATGCAAAGGCTGTTTCCATTGAAAGCATTAAAGACCACGGCTATGAGAACGCAGTGCAGATGACCGATGATGAATTTCTGTTCCAGCTTACCACTATGGTTACTGGCAGATTCTATGATTATCTGAATACCGGCACACTGACAGCGACAGAGACTACTTTCCAGATGGCGCTTGCTATGGCCAAAGGTCTTGTGGAGAACAAGTTCAAAATGATGCACAGGACAGCAACGGGAGTTGTAGGCTTTGTAAATATCCTTGACGTGTATGAGTACATCGGTGCGGCAGATATTACGATTCAGAATCAGTTTGGATTCCAGTATATCAAGGACTTCATGGGATTCAACACGATCTTCCTGCTTTCTGAGGGAGAAATCCAGAGAGGACGCATTATTGCTACCCCGGTAGAAAATATCGTTCTTTACTATGTTGACCCGAACGAGAGTGATTTTGTACGGGCTGGACTGGTATATACGGTCAGCGGAGAAACGAATCTGATTGGATTCCACACTCAAGGCGACTACAAACATGCTGTATCAGAAGCATTTGCAATCATGGGATTAACTCTTTTTGCAGAATATATTGACGCTATTTCAGTTGTTGATATGACGGACGATACAACACTCGGTACTTTAACGGTAACATCCGCCGCAGGCACAAAGACGGGAGATACCAAAGTGACTGTTTCTCCGGGGCTTGAAACCGGACACATGTACAAATACAAAGTGGCAGCAGGTTCCGCGCCGGAAGTAAAGTTCGGACAGAGTGTAAAGACTTGGACACCTTGGGACGGCAAGTCTGATATTACAGCCACTACCGGACAGTATATCACGGTTGTTGAATGTGACAATACCTATAAGGCACTGAAATCGGGAAATGACGATGTAACCGCAAAATCATAAGGAGGCTCCGGCATGGCATACGCAGATACAGAGTTTTATAAAACTAAATATTATGGCGATACTGTGCCGGACAAATCCCTTGAAAAGTATCTGGAGAAAGCCAGTGACCGCATAGACAACATTACCTTTGACCGTCTTGTGGACGGCCTCCCAGACAATGAACGAGCGCAAACAAAGGTAAAGAAAGCGGTCTGTGCGGTTGCTGATTGCTTATACCAGATTGACGAAGTAAAGAAAGCGTCTATGGCTACTGTGGGAACAGTTACAAGAGAGGACGGCACAATGACCGGGAAAATGGTTTCGTCTGTTTCTTCCGGCGCTGAAAGTATTTCCTACGTTACGGGAATATCTGGAAGCAATGCTGATATTTATTTTCAGGCGGCTATGGATAAGAAAGTAGAAAACGTACTACTGCGGCAAGTTGCGACAGAGTACCTTGCTAATGTTGGAGATAAAAAAGGAATCAATCTGCTTAGTGCAAGAATTTAAAGGAGGGGATACCGATATATACCGATACTGTAACGATTTTTAACAAATACGAAAGTCAGACCGGGGATATATATTGGTATCCTCATGTGCTTTCCGGCGTTGACCTGATTATTGACAAAGCAGCAAACGTAGCAAAGACAGGTCTGGATAGCGCAGATACGGCGAATTTGCATGTTAAATACCATACCGTTGACGGCACCGTAATGGTAGGAGACAAGCCATATCTGCCGCCGAAAGAGTGGGGGAAACAACCAAATGACGAACTGGAAGAAAGCATTACCTTTGCTTCTGGGGATTTCTTCATGCAAGGGGAATACGCGGAAGCTCCTATTCTGGATTCCGATTATGCAAACCGTGTAGACGGTGGATTTTACGATTACCTGAACAAGCGGCATGATTATGTGTTTCTGATAACAACAGTCGGCGGGCCGTATACGCTAATACCGCATTTTGAGATTGGAGGGAAGTGACATGGCAGGTAGGACATTTCATTTTCCGGGATTCTCTTTAGTGCAGGGAGATATAAGAGTTGATGTGAGCCTAAATCGTTTTGAACGACAGTATGAACGTGCTCAATACTATCTTGATAGTCAGATCATGACGGATATGGTGCCGTATATGCCGCATAGAGACGGAAACTTTGTGAATGTAACGAGATTGCAGAGCGCAGCATTGGCAGGAAGCGGAAAAGTTGTTGCGGCTGCGCCACCTATGGGACGTTTTTTGTATGAGGGTAAAGTTATGATTGACCCTGTGACATGGTCACCCTGGGCGAGAAAAGGAGCAAAGAAAGTTGTGACAGAGCGACCGCTTACATACAGCAATCCAAAAGCTACACCGCATTGGTTTGATACAGCAAAAGACGCGCACGGTAAAGCATGGGTAAAAGGAGTGAAGCGAATTGCCGGAGGAGGCACTAAATAAACCGAAAAGATATGACATAGATGGATATGATGTTGTGACAAATGCAATCAAGGATTTGCTGAACGACTTTCCGGGACTGTTAGAGGGTGAATCAATTAAATTCTCCACGCTGGAAGAAGAAAGCGGAATTTCGTTTTACCCCATTTCCGGCCCGGTGATTGCTACAGAAACAACATCTGTAACCGGGAAAGTTAATCAGCTTTGCAATTATCCGTTTTATGTGGTGTACCGAACATCAGTAGACAGTCAAAACTCCAAAATTGATATTAAAGAGTTTTTGGACAATCTCGGTAAATGGCTTGAAAAGCAGTCGATAACCATTGATGGAGAACAGAAGAAGCTGAAAGATTATCCGGCACTGACAGATGGACGGGAAATCACAGAGATCGCGCGGCAGACCCCGGCATATCTGGACAGCACATCAGAGGGAAATGTGCAGGACTGGGTTATCAGCCTTGCACTGAAATATAGGAACATATTTTACAAGAACAGATAGAAAGGAAAAGAGACATGGCAAAGTTAAATCGTGAAGCACTGGCGCACTATCTTGATACATCTTTTAAGAATGTTGCTGAAAGTGCAGAGTGGGAAATTATTGGTGATGACATCGAAGAAATGTCTAATGAACTTAACCCGGATATGGAAACATTGAAAAACATCCTGGGTCAGACGAAAACAAAGGATAATGGTTATGAGCCGACAATGGATGCCGACCCATTTTATGCAGACCCTGCGAAGAAACTTTACCCGAAAATCAGAGAAATTGCTTTTGATCGTTTAAAAGGGGATTCCTGTAAAACTCTTATGTTAGAAGTTATTGTGGAAGATACGGAGGCCACAAATCATCTGGCGTATGTGCAGGAAGTCATTGTTAAACCGCAAAGTTATGGTGGGGATACAGCGGGATTGAATATTCCATTTCAGGTATCAGAAGATGGAGCAAGAACTAAAGGATATGTATCTGCTACATCGTTAAAAACAGGGAACCCAGAATTTACAGAGGGTGAAATTCCTGATCCGTCTATGCTGAAGTTAGAAAAAGAGACGGAGGGCCTTGGCGTCTAATAACTTAAAGGCGTGTGCAATATCACGTCTTTATCTTTATAAAAATTAATGAACATTGGGAGAACGATATGAAAAGTATTACAGCAAATATAGGGGAAAAAATAGAAGTTAAAGACAATAATGGTGATGTCATGGGTTACTTTTATTTCAATCCCGCAGACCCTGACATTATAAGAAGATGTAATGTAGTTCAGGACAAACTTAATGAATTAACCAATTCTATAAGTGATAAAGGAGATATTAATGAGCTAGAAAAAGTAAATCTGGAAATCAGAAAACAAATGCAGTTTCTTTTGGGCGAAAGTGCAGGTGATACATTTTTCAGGTACAATTCACCACTTGCAATAACAGACGAAGGCATTTTGTATGCAGTGTACATATTTGATATTATTTATGAGTTTATTAGGACCGAAGTAAATGCGCGCTCTAAAAAAGTAAAAGAAGCAATGGAAAAATATACAAGGAAATATTCTGATGATTGATGTATGGTCCTTACCACAATCTATTTGTATAAACGGACAAGAATGTGCAATAAGGAGTGATTTCAGAGCTATATTAGATATATTGTCGGCATATAACGATTCTCAGTTTAATGACCAAGAAAAGACTATGATTATGCTTAAAATATTTTATAAGGATAAAATTCATATTGGTTGTTTAAGAGAAGCGTGTGACAAAGCTATCGAATTTATAGATTATAGTTTTGAAGATTCTAAGAAGAGAAAAGCACATAAGTTAATGGATTGGAATCAAGACGCTCCTATATTAATTCCTGCAATTAACAAGGTTGCTGGAAGAGAGATCAGAAGTATACCCTACTTGCATTGGTGGACATTTATGAGCCTATACATGGAAATAGGCGAAGGATTATATTCCCAAGTTATTAACATAAGAAATAAAAAAAGCAAAGGAAAAAAATTAGAAAAGTGGGAAAAAGAGTTTTACCAGAGCAATAAAAAGCTCGTTGATCTCAAAGTAAGAAAAGCGGAGAGAAGCGAAGAAGAGAAAGAAGCATTGAGGGAGCTTCTGGGAATTAAAAAGTAAGTAACAGTGTACCTTGATAATCGAATATTGGCTAGAGTTTTGAGAAATGCGATTGAAGAAACAGCGGCGGCATGGTAGAATATGAACAGGGAATAACCGTGTTGCAGGGTGGCTGACCTCTATTCTTACATAGAATGGGGGGTGGTGCTGATGAACAACAATAGAAATCATTTTGATTTCAAAGACCTTATGGCCTTTGGCATGTTCATTCTGGCATTGCTGACATTCGTTTTTACGTTTATCAGATAATGTTTTAAGCATAGAAAAACCACCCCAAAACTTTGACCGGTAGCAGGGTGGCAATTCTATGTGTCACTAATGTTTTAAGGTCAACCACTTTGTGGGCGGTTATTCCTTTTCTATAATATAGCACAGTCTAAACGAATATTCAAGACTACTAGCCAATATCGGTTAGTAGTTTTTTATTTTAGAGCCAGTCGCTAGTCGCAGAGCCATGGAAAAGAGGTGGAATTGTGGCACAAGCGGATGGCTCTATTATTATTGATACACGAATTGATACAGATGGAGTGTCAAACGGAACAAAAAATATAAAATCACAAATGCAAGGGCTGTCTGGCACTGTAAAAAAAATAGGCGGCATAATAGCTACTGCTTTTGCGGTTGGAAAGATTGTAGAATTTGGGAAAGAATGCCTAGAGTTGGGTTCTGATTTGCAAGAAGTACAAAATGTTGTGGACGTGACGTTTACCAGTATGTCCGACAAAGTAGATACATTTGCTAAGGATGCGGCAAAGTCGTTTGGACTGTCAGAGACGATGGCAAAGCGATATGTAGGTACTTTTGGAGCCATGGCAAAAAGCTTTGGATTCACGGAACAAGAAGCTTATTCCATGTCTACCGCATTGACAGGGTTAGCCGGGGATGTTGCATCTTTTTATAACCTGAGCCAAGAAGAAGCGTATTACAAGCTTAAATCTGTATTCACGGGCGAAACTGAGACATTAAAAGATTTGGGTGTTGTAATGACTCAGTCCGCTCTAGACCAATATGCGTTAGCAAACGGATACGGAAAAACCACGCAAGCCATGACGGAACAAGAAAAAGTTGCCCTTAGATTTGCGTTTGTGCAAGAACAGCTTTCAGCAGCTTCAGGAGACTTTATTAGGACTAGCGATTCGTGGGCTAACCAAATGCGTGTGATGCAGCTTCAGCTTCAATCTATCAAAGCTAGTATCGGACAGGGATTGATTAATCTTTTTACCCCAATTATAAAATCAATTAACGTTTTCCTTGAAAAGATCGCAACAGCAGCGAACGCATTTAAATCTTTCACGGAATTACTGACAGGGAAAAAAGCTACTGAATCAAAGCCCATACAATCCGCAACAAATGACTTATCCGGTTTGGAAGACGAATATAATAGCGTGTCTAATGCATCTAACAATATGGCATCGAACACAGAGGACTCCGCAAACGCAACAGCAGATCAGGCAGAAGCTACACAAGAAGCAACAGAAGCCGCCGAAGATTATCTCTCACCACTTGACGATATTAATAGGATGAGCAAGGAAACTGCGAGCCAAGAAACAGGGACAACTCCGAGCGGAGGGAATGGAGCAAGCGGCAATGGTGGAATTGTCGGAGCAGGTGTTGACTTTGGAGAAGCAGCAAAAGGGAATACGGTATTAGATGAAACAAGCAGTCTGATAGATAAAATCATTGCAAGAGTAAAAGAGCTTGGAGATCTATTAAAAAAAGGCTTTTGGGATGGACTTGGGGATTATAAACCAATTTTAAACGAGCTTAAACGAGATCTATCTTCTATTGGCGCATCTTTAAAAGATATTTTTACGGATGCAGATGTCCAGGCAGCCGCCAGCCGGTTTATTGATTCTTTTGTTTACAATGTCGGTAAGGTATTAGGTTCTTTAACGAGTATTGGCTTGGCTATTGCTAGTAATGTTGTAGGAGGGGTTGAGAGCTATTTATCAGAAAACAAAGAAAGAATAAAAAATCATTTAGTATCTTTGTTTGATATAGGTGCCGAAATTTCTGATTTAGCTGGAGGATTTGCGGCAGACTTTGCAGAAGTTTTTTCGGAGGTAATTAGTTCTCAGGCTGCACAAGATATAACAGGAAATATTATTGGAATTTTTGCAGAAAACAGTTTTGGTCTATTAGAGATAGGTGCCAAATTAGGAAGAGACCTTTTAGACGGAATCACAAGACCTTTTAGAGAAAATAAGGACGCAATCAAAAATTCGTTATTAGAGACGCTTGAACCAATAAGGACAGTTACTCAGTCACTTGAAGAGTTAGTGCAGCGTGTATGGGATAAAGTCAATAGTGTCTACGATGAAAGTATAAAACCTTTTATAGATTCAATTTCTAGTGGAGTATCCGATATACTCGGAAAGCTTTTAGAAGGATACAATACTTATATTGTTCCGGTTCTTGATGGTTTATCTCAGAAATTATCGGAACTCTTAGAGGGACCTGTTGGGACCCTAATGGAATCTGTTTTAACATTACTTGGGAAAATCTTTGAAATATTAATGGTAGTCTGGCAGGAGGCATTGATGCCTGTATTTGCTTGGATTGCTGAGAATGTTATGCCAATTTTAGCTCCTATTGTTAATATTATCGGAACTGTTTTTATTGAAGCAATAGGATTACTTATCACAGCCATTACGTCTGTTGTTGATACGCTATCGGCACTTCTGGAATTTGTCAAAAACATTTTTTCAGGAAATTTCAAAGAGGCTTTTGTGGGACTTTGGAATGACTTGCAACAGATATGGTACAATCTCGGTTCTTATTTTGCCGATGTATTTAACAGGATGTATGAAAAGGCAAAAGAAATAGCAAGCAAACTAGTATCAACTGTTACTGGAAAATTTAAAAGTCTTAAATCAGAGGCAGGAAAGATATGGGATGGTATTAGATCAAAGGCCGTAAATGTATGGAATAGTATTGGTAGCTTTATTTCAAGCAAAGCAGAACGAATAAAAGATGCAATCGTTGATAAATTTAATGCAGCAAAAAATACTGTTGAGGATATATTTAACGGAATCGCTGATACCATTCGATCAATTATAAACAACGCTATAGATATTGCTAATGGCGCTATTGGACTTATCAATGATGCAATATCAAGCGCCGAAGATGCTTTTACGTTTGGCCCGTGGGACGTACCTACACCGTTCGGGGATGTGACGATTGGCTATGAAGCATCGTTCCCAAGAGTTCCGACTATCCCTTATCTTGCATCAGGAGCAGTAATCCCGCCGAACAAAGAGTTTATGGCAGTACTTGGAGATCAGAAACATGGTAACAATATCGAGGCTCCTGAGAGCTTAATCAGACGGATTGTCCGGGAAGAAGCTGCTGGCGGCGGAAATAAGTATGAGGTAGCTTTGAAAGTTGGACGGCGTGAACTAGCAAAACTGGTAATTGATGAAGCAAAGTTGATGAGACAACAAACGGGTAAAAATCCTTTTGAACTTGCATAGGAGGAAAGTTATGGCACAACAGTATTTAAAATTTAATGATTATACAGCTCCTATGGTCGATGAGGACGGGTACCAAGTGGCTGAAGCTGTTACATCAGTGTCGAACAGAGGCAGAACCATGAGGGGAGACATGAAGGGCGGTGTCCTGTTTACGGTGGAGGCGTACAACTTAAAATGGACTAATATTTCCGCCAAAGATGTAGCAGAGATTAAAAAGAGAATACTTGGGAAACAACAATTTGATTTTTACCATTTTAATTCTTATACGGCACAATGGGAAACGAATCCGTTTATAGCCAATAATATATCTTCTTCTTACTATTCTTTGGTTGATGGTCACGAGATGGCAAATGAGTTAAGTTTCCAAGTAACAAGTGTAAATCCATTGGATATAAAGGAATAAGCAAATGAAGAACGTAAGTAATGCATTTAAGAAAGTAATAAAAGACGGCGGACCTTTCTATGCTTATGCAAAAGTAACCTTATCAAATGGTACGCAGCTAGAACTAAATTCCAAGGATGATTTTTACATTTCTGGGAATAATTACACAGAATCCAGCGAAAGTGGTTTTCCATTGGGAGTTGCTGTTGCCAAAACTATTGATATAGGCATTGATAACTCCGATGAAAGATTTTCTAATTATGATTTTTACTATGCTCGAATTGCATTTTATACCGAAGCTGATCTAGAAGATGGTAGAACAGAGAGAATTTTAGAAGGAACCTTTACAGTTGTAGATTCTATTGCGCCGGGAGATACCATTGAATTTACTGCATCCAATGATATGTACAAAGCGGATATCACCTATGTACCCAAAGCGTCTTTTCCAGCAACAGCATTGATATTTTTGAAAGATGTATGTACTCAGTGTGGTATTCGTTTGGGGGATGCTGCGTTTGTTAATGATAATTTTGAGATACAGCAAAAACCGGACGGGTTGACTTGTAGGCAGGCAATAGGATACGTAGCCCAGATTGCGGGTGGTAACGCTATTGTAGATGAAAATAATAATTTACATATCAAATCTTACCAGTCTTTAGGGATTACAAATACAGACCTGATAAGCGGTGGAACGTTTAAACAGGAATTGAATAAAAGGATTAGTGGCGGAAGCTTTGGCCAAGACACAGATTTCTTGATAACCAGTGGAGATTTTAATGCCACTGATGACTATATTATGCTAACTGATTTTTCGTCAGACCCTGATGTTGGTACAGATGATGTGACAATAACCGGACTTGCGACAGAGGTAGAGGTAGAGACAGAAGAGGGAAGCAGCGAAACATCCACTTTGCTTTATGGTACAGATGATTATTGTCTGAAGATTGATAATCCGTTGATAAAGGGAAATGAAGAAAAAGCTTTAAGAATGATCGGTGATATCTTAATTGGACTATCTGTGCGACCATTTTCGGGAAGCTTTTTCCCTAACCCAACGATAGAATTTATGGACCCTGTTTATTTGGTAGACCGTAAAAATAACGTTTATAGGTCTTTTGTATCGTCTTTTACTTTTAATTATTTAGGAGATTGTACAGTATCCAATGATACGAAAAGTCCTGAAAGAAATAAGGGTATTTATTATAGCAATGCAACGGAAATGTACCGAAAAGCTAAAGAGGAAGTCAAAAAAAACAAAGCCGAGTGGGAAAAAGCCATGGAAGATTTGGCTGATCGTATTAATAATTCCTCGGGTTTATATATGACAAAGGAAGAACAAGAAGACGGCAGCAGCATTTATTATATGCACGACAAGCCTACTCTGGAAGAATCTATGATTGTCTGGAAAATGACCGCTGAGGCTATGGCGGTATCGACAGACGGCGGAAAAACTTGGAATGCCGGGCTAACGGTTGACGGCGATCTAATCACAAAAATTATGAGCACGATTGGCCTTAACTTTGACTGGGGTGTTGGTGGAACACTGATTATCCAGACACCCTCCGGGGAACAGACATTGTATGTCAATGCAAAAACGGGTGAAGTACACATTAATGGGTTATTTACATCAGAAGAGCTTTATGGCGGTAAAAGAAAAGGGCTTACTGTAGAAGAAGGTACCATAAGAGGTTTTTATGGAAGCACTACAACGGGCTTACTTGATTTGTCTGCAATGTACGATGATGGTGATAGGCATGTGGTGCTTAAAGGATATGACTATTTACACTTGCAAGCAGGGACGGAGATCATCGTAGAAGATTATATATCTTTTATAGATTCAGTATATTTTAATAATTCAGTAGAATTTACAAACTGGGTTTATTTTACCTCAGATGTAGAGTTTGAATATAAATCGCATTTTCGAAAGGCGCCGGAATTGTATAATTTAGATCATGTATCCAGTGGAGGACACATAGTGTTTGGTTCAGACGGTGTAACTTTAGCATATTTAGCATCTTCATCGAAGCGTTATAAAAATCATGTAAAAGATATGACCGATCGGGACGCTGAGAAACTTTTAGATATTCACGTCGTATGGTTTAAGTATAAAGATGGATATTTAAGTCAGACAGATCATATGTGCGGTAAAGAAATTCCTGGGTTTTATGCAGAGGAATTGAACGACGTTATTCCGGATGTTGTGCAATATGATAAAGATGGGAAGCCAGAAGATTGGAATTATAGAGCTATGATACCTTATATGGTACAGCTTTTAAAAAAGCAGAATGAAGAAATAAAAGAATTAAAAAATGAAGTAAATAAACTAAAAGGAATGATAAGGAGTGATTAGATGCCAACTTTACAATTTGCTTTAAAGGGCCAATATATCACCCGGATAGATAGCCTGCCCCCAGTAGCAAAATCTCGGAATTATTTTTATGCACATTTTGATTTTCAGACACCGGAATGGACGGGCATTAAAACAGCGTTGTTTACCCAGGGCAAGCAGACCAAAGCTGCGGTCTTGGACGATAATAACGAATGCTTAATCCCGTGGGAATTCTGGGACACGGACCGGGAATGCGTGGGAAGCGTTTCTGTATTTTGTGGAGATTTAAGAACTGCGAATGAGGCATACATCAAGATTTTCAAATCAGGATACCAAGAAAGCGATGCTTCCGCCCCGCCGTCCCCGGGTGTCTATGAACAAATATTGCAAAAGTTAGAAGAATTGTCCAGAAAGCAGATCAAGACAATAAGCGGTGGTACATTTACAGACTGGAAGGAGTGAGAAAATGGCAATAAAAAGTAATGCTCTGGCGGAAAACAAAGCGGCAATCTTGGCAGAAGACGGTGGAACGATATACGCCACCTTGCAGATGCGACATGGAAAAGAATCCGAAATGGACGAAAGTAAGTTTGTCCCGGCAGAGATAGGGGTAGCGACAGATACCAAAAAAGCAGTTATAGCGTTTGGGCCAGGAGATACAAAAGAGTTTGCCTTTAAGGACGATATTCCAGATCAGGACTATAACAACCTGGAAAACAAGCCCTCTATCGGTGGAGTGGAGTTATCCGGGGACAAAAGTCTTGAACAACTAGGAATCCAGCAAAAAGGGGACTATATAACCGAAATTCCTGCGGAGTATGTCACAGACACAAAACTAACGGAGAAATTAAAATCTTATCCAACAAAAGAAGAGCAGGCAGAGGAGTTGGAAAAGAAGCTGGACAAAGACCAGGGCGCAGAGAATACCGGGAAAGCTCTTGTTGTTGGGGAAGACGGAACAGTAAAGCCGGGGGAAATCCCAATCAAAGTAGATGATACTCTAAGCCAGACGGGACAAGCTGCGGATGCGGAGAAGGTTGGGGCAAGACTGCATGAAATTGATGCTGTAAAATTACGAGGGCCAGTTGAGACAGTCAGCGGGGAAATTTTGCAGATTGAGAATCCAGCAGAACAGCCGCCAGTAGGGATGAGAGTATATGGTAAGGCCGAACAGAATACAACGACAGGGGCACAGTTACTCAATGCACCAGATAAAACTAATAAAATATTTGGAGTAACCATGAGTGTTTCTGGGGGGATAGCATCTTTTAGTGGTACGTTGTCATCAAACAATGCAACATTCTGGTTCATTGGAAGTTATAATGGAACGGATGTAGTAATGACTTTGCCAGCCGGCAGATACTATCTACAGAACTGTTCCATGCAAACGCTGGGAAACAGTGCATTAAAAACAGGCGCGATAACCAGTGAGACAGAAATACAGATCACAGGTGTTGCGTATACTTACACAGATTCTTCACCAAAAACCATATACCCTATGATAAATGCTGGTTCTACGGCTCTTCCCTGGGAGCCTTACACCGGCGGTCAGCCCAGTCCTAACCCTGATTATCCACAGGAGATTGAGATTCCGGGAAGTGATAAAGAGATTAGAGTGGAATTGAAAGCGGCGAATCTGATACCGCTCAATGAAAATGAAGAAAAAACACAATATGGTGTGACGTTCAAACAAAACGCGGACGGTTCTGTTACAATCAATGGACAAAATACAGGAGAAGCTAATTCTGTTTATAATCTAATTACGAATGATGCTTTATTGGCAAGACAGTTTGCCAAAATCGGAATGTTATATTTGAGCGGGAACAAGGCGGGGACGAATGTAACATTGCAATGTTGGAATTATGATGGAAATAACAGTGCGGTGAAAGATAATGGGGAAGGCATTTCCTTTGTTTTTACTAATGTTACAGCTCCTTATAATATTGCACTTGTTGTTCCGACAAATGAAATAGTAGATAATGTGACTATAAATCCGATGCTTAATGCAGGCACCACGGCCCTCCCTTGGGCGCCTTATAAGGACCAACCCCTCACCCTCTCTACTCCAAATGGTTTACCTGGTCTTCTTGTAGATAGTGGTGGGAACTATACCGATTCAAATGGACAACAATGGATTTGTGACAGCGTGGAATTTTACAGTGACGGAACTGGGAAGAAAATCCAAAGACTGAAAAGAGCAAGCGGGTTAGCGTTCAAAAAAGTGAGTTATGGAATACAAGAAGAATCTTACCTCTATGAAACTTATCTGAGTGATTTATCGGAGAATGGTTATCCACCGTGTTTGTGCACCGGACTTAAATATGATAAGAGGATTCTTGATAATAATCTGAATGGAATGTATGCGTACCCAAAATCTATCCGGGCTAGATTCAAAGATAGCAAAAATGAGCAAGAAGACATCGAAAAGCTAAAAACCTTTGAATTTCTGTATGCTCTGCAAACTCCTATTGAAACTGATCTATCCTCAGAAGAAATCGCAGCTTACCGGGCATTAAAATTGAATAATCCTGTAACAAACGTCTTTACAGCGGAATCTCTCATGCCTGGGATAGCGGTTGATTATGTGCCTGAGACAGAACGATACATAGAAAAATCCATCAACGACAATACCCAGAAAGCCCCGGCGATTGTGGAGAAGGCAAGTGGAGAAACGCTAAATGTTACGGACAGTTCTGATTTGAAGCCAAAAAGACTGAAAGTGTTTGGGAAAAGTGAACAGTTGAAGACAACGGGGGCACAGTTATTTGACGCGAATAAACTTGAATCAAAGCAATCAGATGGTATAACAATTACAAACAATGGAGATGGGAGCTTCACAATAAATGGTACTTCAACAGGCTATCCAGGTACATCTTACAATACTGCATTAGAAAATGGAATGTACTATATTTCGACGAAAGATGAAGTTGATGTAAAGAATATCTTCAGAGTAAGAATACGTAAAAATGATTCTTATGAGGATAAAGGAGTGGGAACATCTTTTAAAATAGATGGTACGGAAGATCAAGTACAAATTTATATTCAGGCAGATACAGGATTGACTTTCAATAATGTTGTTATTTATCCAATGTTAAATGCAGGTTCCACCGCCCTCCCCTGGGAGCCTTACACCGGTAGGAAACCCTCTCCCAGCCCAGAGTATCCGCAGGAGATTAAGATTCCTGGGAGTGATGGGAGTTTAGAGGTTCGTGTATTTGGAGTGCAGTTGATTACAAAAACATATACATCAGCAACGATTAACGGGATAACATATACCGTTAATGATGACGGAAGTGTAACTGCAAATGGTAAGGCAACAAGCAATTCCTTTTTCCTTTTGTCAATGTTACCAAAGGCTAACGATGTTTTTCTAAGTGGAGGAAAAAGTGAAAGCATCTCGATAGTATATACAAATATGGTAAATAAAGGTTATAAGGACGTAGGTAATGGAATTTATATACCAAATCAATTTGACTATGAAAAATATCCTAATTCAAGAATCCAAATACAAATTACCGAAGGGGCGACAGTAACAAATGAAATAATTCGTCCGATGCTAAACGCTGGTTCCACCGCTCTTCCATGGGAACCTTGCAAACTACAACCCCTCACCCTCTCCACTCCTAACGGTCTCCCAGGAATTCCGGTAGATTCTGGCGGTAATTACATGGACGCAGAAGGACAAGAGTGGGTGTGTGATGAGGTGGATTTTAAAGCAGAGAAATATATACGGCGTGTATATACAGAAACCGTTAGTTTATCTGCACAAGAAGGTGAGGGTGGTGTCAGATACGTAGGAAAAACGACATATGTACCGGGCAGAATCGAAGCGATATCATCCACGCTGCAATATAACAGAGTGGCCGGATATACTACCAATGGTGTTAGGGCAGTTGTAAATAATAATGATATTCAAGTAGTAGCACACTACGAAGACAAAATTTTAACGGAAATTGACTTAGTGTATGTACTAAAAACTCCGATTGAAACTGATCTTACATCGGAAGAAATTGCGGCTTACCGTGCTTTACACACGAACTACTCAACTACCAATGTTTTCACAGATTCCGACCCGCAAGTAGGCTTAGAAATGGAATATGTAGCAGACACCAAGTCTTACATAGACAAAAAATTCGAGGAACTGCAAAAAGCCCTGGTAAACACAAACACACAAGTATTAAACAAAGTAATTATGGAGGACATTGAACATGCATGAAATGATTAAAAGTATTATCATATCAGGAGATTTTAAAGTCACAGACATCACAAATAAGATTGATGTGCTCTGGGTCAGCGGGGACTTAACAGATGAACAGCGCACAGAACTACGGCAGATGATTACCTCCCATCTGAACCCAGGGACAGAAGCTCCGGAAGAGGCAGAACGCTACAAACGTCTGGAAGACAGAGTGGCAGTACTGGAAGAAGAGGTGAAAAAGCTAAAAGGGGAACCGGAACCAGAGCCGGGTGAGGTTACAGTGCCAGCATGGGAACCTTGGGACGGAATTGCGCAGGAATGGTATAGCTATGGAGATGTCGTGGAGCATAACACCAAATACTGGATTAACGCTTTAAAAGATATCATGAACACCTGGGAGCCTGGTACTATGGGAGTAGATGAACGATTCTGGAAAGAGATTACCAAAGAGCAAGCAGAAGGAATTTTAAAAGGTGAACTGGAAGCGGATGAGGTTATCGAACAGAAAGAACTTTTGATCTGATAGAAGGAAAAACCATGGCGAAAATAACAGGAATTGATGTATCCGAATGGCAGGCGTCCATTGATTGGGCTGCTGTAAAGTCTCAGATTGATTTTGTAATCCTACGGGAAGGGTACCGGAAAGCAGCGGATAAGTACTTTTTCCGGAACGTGGAGGGGTGCAAAAATAACCAGGTACCCATCCATGGCGTGTACCATTTCCTATACGCTTTAAATAACCAGGATGTGATCGCAGAGGCGGAAAGCTGTCTAGCTAACATCGAAAAGGCGGGGCTGCCGAAAACTATCTATGTATGGGCGGACTTTGAGTATGACACCGTCTCCAACGCAGCCAAAAAAGGAGTGAATCTTGGCCCCAATGAGTGCAATCTGTTTACCCAGACATTTTGCGATTTCTTCAAAAAAAGAGGTTACAACACTGGTATTTACACTAATGGGGACTACTATACAAACTGGTATCGCCAAGATGTCCTGAACAAGTACCCGTTGTGGCTGGCAGATTACACGGGCGAGCCAGATTATCCTTGTCTCTATCAACAGTACACGAGAAGCGGGAGGATTGCAGGAATCCAAGGCAACGTGGACATGAACTATTATTACGGCGAAAAGGAGGAAACGAACGTGGCGGAAGACTTGTGGAGTAAAACAGCGGAATTGATGGCGGCGGAGTCTGGATATCTGGAAAAAGCATCGGAAAGTAATTTAGACAGCAAGACCGGCAACGCTGGCTATGGGAATTATACCAAGTATGCCCGGGATGTAAATGCCTGGGGACAGCCTGGATGCCAGGGGCAGCCGTGGTGCGCCGTGTACCAGTTCTGGATTTGTGTAAAAATCTTTGGTCTGTCCAGGGCTTTAGAGATTATGGGAGGCGGTTTCTACAACTGCAACAGTATCAAAAACCATGCAAAATCCAAAAGAACCTGGCATAGCGAGCCAAAGCTTGGAGCACTGGTAATCTTCCGTAACGGAGCCCACATCGGCAGGGTGACGAAAGTTACTTCCACTCAAATTTACACCAACGAAGGGAATACCTCAAAAGGTGGGTTGAATAACGTAGAGGCAAACGGAGGCTGTGTGGCCGACAAAGTCTACACCCGGAATTATTCGGGGATTGATGGCTATGTATGGATTGATTATACCGATTCTTCCGAGGCCGTTGTCAGGGATTATTTGCAACTAGGAGATACTGGCCCCGAAGTGAAAGTTATGCAGCAAAATTTGATTGCCCTGGGTTTTGATGTTGGCGCATTCGGGGCAGATGGCAGCTTTGGACAAGACACGCAGGCAGCGGTAAAACAAGCGCAAAAGAAGTACGGTCTTACTGTGGATGGTTTTTATGGACCAGATACCAAAAGCAAAATTGAGGCTGCGGTGAAAGAGCAGCAGGCAGGAAAGGACTTTTTGTGCGTGGGCGACCAAGGCGGCCAAGTAAAAGAACTGCAAAGCAATCTGATCTATTTAGGTTACGACTGTGGTGCGAGTGGTGCCGATGGAGATTTTGGTGCAGATACCGAGGCAGCTGTAAAAGCATTCCAGAAAGCTTGCGGTTTAGATGCTGACAGCTGTGCAGGGCCGAAAACTTTAGCCAAGATAAAGGCAGAATTGTTCAAACAGAAAAACACTCAGGCAGGCTTCCAACGTTTTGTAGGTAAAGTACAAAAGACCTGTGCCGTCCATGAGAAAGCCAAGAAAGCCTCTCCTGCGATCACGGGATATCCGAAATTGTCCAAAGGAAACCTGGTGGATGTCTTAGGCCGGGACGGCTATGAGGACAACTGGTACAAGGTCTGTGTGGCCGATCAGTACATAGGGTATGCTTGGGCGGATAGTATTAAAAAAGTATGA